AAGGTGTCCATAAGCTAGGACGCTTAGGACGCGTGTGGGCGTGGTAATACTAAACGCCCACCACTGCGTCTCTTATATCCGACTTTAACCAGAGTAAGATATTTTTCCCTGTCAGGCACTTCTGTCATACGTGCGAGGGATTCTATTTTAAAAATAGAAATTGTGTTGTCCGAATACGAAGTGTGGTAGGCACGTGCTTCGCACCGGGCGTTTGCTATAGATCCGAGTTGGCTTCGCTGTGGTATCCGAGTGGGCTTCGCTGTACAAACGCGCAACCCGGACCCTGGGCAAAAGCCCGCGGGTCCTTTGCGCTACGTCCGAGGGGTAGTGATGTTAACGATTAGATTTCTTTGAATATTTTCTGTGAATTCAGTGAAGTGGTATTTAAGTGATGTGATTGGTGAGTGTGGTGAATTTATATGGAGCAAGTGGATCTGACTACACCAGTACCTAAGACACCTAAGAAACGTTCACCCGTTAAACGGCAAGCTTCAGTAGCTTTTGAACCTACAACAACAAAATGGTCAAATACACTTTGTCAACCACCGGGTACAGAGGTGGAAGAGCAAGCTCTTATAAAGCTGCAACAGCACGTAAACTCGTTGCAAAAGCAGGTCAACTTCTTAGAAGAAGAAATGCAGGCACTCCTAGAGCACCTCTCCGTACTGGAGGATGGTACGGAACATACGACAGACGAGGAAGAGATGAACTAAAGTTCATAGACGTAGACAGCCTGGGCACATCCCTAGTAACAGGCTCAGTCCTTCTATTGAACGGCATACCCCAAGGAACAGACTACAACGAGAGAATAGGCAGAAAAGTCATGCTAAAATCATTGTTCATTCGTTTCACCATCAACGTAAATCCTGGTGTACTAGGAGTACTAGCGCCTCAAGGAGACGTAGTTAGGCTCATGATCGTCTACGACGCTCAGGCGAACGGAGCAGCACCAGCTATAACCGACATACTAGCCACAGTAAACTATGATTCCCCAATGAATTTGAACAACCGAGATCGTTTCAAAGTTCTTCACGATAAATTTCATACCATGTGGGCATACAACTACTCTTCTGGTACTACCATAATCGCTGGAAATGCAATTCCCAAGTTCTCCCAGAAATACATAAAACTCAACCACGAAGAAGTATTTGGTGGTGTAGCTAACACAATAGGTTCAATCCAAACAGGTTCTATCTTCTTTTTAACTATATCTCAAAATGAGATTACACAAGTGAACTTGTACTCCAGAGTACGCTTCAGCGACTCTTAAAATAAATGTTTATTCCTTGTAAAAGTCTATGAAACTATCAACTTCTACTATCTCTAATCTAGCACGGAGGGAGTCCAACCTTCCATCTTCGTTGGCTTTTCTGTAGCATGTCTCCAACGTTAAGTTTGAAAGGATAATGACCGGGATATTCTTTGACTTCATCCCTTGGCTTCCTTTCTTGCGGATAGACATCGTGGATCCTTGAAGGAACTCGTTCAGGAACGTTATCTTCTTCTGTCCCTTGAATTCGTCCATGACTACTAGGTCGTAGTCGTCCGAATATTGGTCGTAAAATTCTTCTTCCATTGGAAACGGGTACACTGATAGATATTTGCTCAACCACGTGATTAACGAAGTCTTCCCAAGGTTGGGCTTCCCAGTAATAAAAAGCTGAGGGGCCTTGAATGTCCTGTTCTGGCGAATATTCTTGCAAATCCATGTCGCTATCTGAAGATTAGCGTCAGTTAATCCATCCAGAGAGGGAGGAACCCAAGAGAGCTTGGATTTTTTAGCTTGCTCACATTGAATCCAGGTCGCATACTCTTCTATCTTTCTCTTATTCACCATGAAGTACCCCTTCTCCTCCTCTTTTACCTCAGCCAACGTCTTTCCGTTGTCGAGCATGTCCGCAATCTTGTCAGACATCTTCTTCCCCTTCGACTTGATCGCCGCGACATCCACTCCTTTTGCTATATAATTCCCGTCTTTAGTAACATACTTGACACTTCCGTTTACACTCTTAGCAACCTTATAGTCTCCATGCTTGCCAGCAATAAAGTCTCCCCAGTGAGGATCCTTGAAGTTTTTCCTCTTGGAAAATTGTAGGAACACATGAAGATGTGGTGTCCCATCCTTGTGTTGCTCTTCGCACACAATATAGCCTTTAAGCTCATCTTTCCACTTCTGTTCCAGATTGGCTATGGCTACTTCTTTTTTGGTGTCACATTGAGGGAACGTGAGAATGAAGTTCATCCCATTAGAACGAAAGGCTGCCCCTTTGGACTTCGGCTTCTCTGTCTGCGCAGGCTTATCCAGAGTCTCTGCCTCCGATAGCGGGTCATCCAGGCACAGCAGGGATTGCATCTCTGCTTCTTCTTCGAGTAAATCTTGATTAAGAGTTTTAAAGGTGTCCATAAGCTAGGACGCTTAGGACGCGTGTGGGCGTGGTAATACTAAACGCCCACCACTGCGTCTCTTATATCCGACTTTAACCAGAGTAAGATATTTTTCCCTGTCAGGCACTT